CTTCATCTGCTTCAATGTGTTTATCATTACAATGGCACCAATTCATTTCGTAGCACTCTGCTTGTGCCCAATCATCATCGTCTTCAGTTCTATAAATATAACCTACGCTATATTTATTACCTAAGATTTCAAATTTGTATTCAGCGCCTTGGTCGCTGTTGTATCTATCACCTTCGGATATCTCTCGGTGTTTGAATTGGATAAGATGGTCTTTTAACTTTCCAATATATCCAAATAGTTTATCATTATTCACACAGCAAAGATAAGGAATTTTTATAAATCCCAAATAGATTTACGCCTTTTCTTTTTTATAAAAATAGAAAGAAAATTAATTTTTGTAATCTACGTCTCATTTTAATCAAAGGTTTTCCAGAAATTTAATAAAGGATTTATGTTCTTAGGATCTCTAATCCATTCTTTTGAGCTGAATATTCTTTCTACAGCATCAGTAACATTATGTGAACCTAAATGTGGAACTCCTTCTTCTAAAAGATGTATATTTCTAAAGAAGTAAACATAACTAACAAAGTTTCTTATAGTAATATCTTTTTGAGATAAGTGAACTCTAAGTAAATTTTCAGCAGGGAAAAAATATTCACCATCTTTTAAGAATCTTGTTAAGTAAAGATAAGCGGTGGAATAATAGTTCATTAATTTTTGATTACCGTAAGCAATAATATCAACTGGACCAAAACAATCTTCCCAATTCCAAACACCTATTGAACCATGTGGTATATTAAGATAATCATTTAATTCAATTTTGAAGTCAGATAGAAAGATATCTGTTCTTAATCTAACTACAACATCATATTCTTCTTGATTAGATAGTAAGTTACTACGCCATATTTTATAGAACATAGGAAGCATTAATCCACTCTTAACATATTCACCAGTTTCAACTGATAATCCAATTGGACCAACCCATACTGGTGGATTTATTTCTTCTTTGAATATATCTACAGTTGTTTTCTCAAACAAATTATAATCTTCAAATTCTATTTTCTTTGGATTAAATGTTGTAATAAATTTATTCTTTGTTTCTTCATCTGTGTCCCAGAATGAAGCCAATACATCAGCATTATAACTATCAATGATTGGTTTCCAATAATTAATACAATCATCAATATTTCTGATTTGACCCGAAAAACAAAAAGCTATTTTCATTAGTATTATATTAAAGTATATTTATAAAGTTATAATATCTTATATAATATTCTATAAGTAACAGGATAATTTTTATAAATCCCAAATAGATTTGCGCCTTTTCTTTTTAATAAACATAGAAAGAAAGAATATTTTTACGCCTCATAGTATTTTTGGTTTATCTATATATCACAAAGATAGTCATTTTATATAAAAAATTACAATTACAATTTAATATATAAATCATGCCCGTTGTTGAAACGCCTAGATCAGAATTAAAGATATAGTTATTTTTAAATAAAAAAAAATAAAAAACAATGGGTATAGACATCAAACAACAAAGATTACAAGAATTAACTAACGTTGCTCCAACAGTATCAGTAAAAATGGATATAGAGTGGTTAGGTTCAACAACAAACACAGCAGACTTTCAAATTCGTTTAACAAGCACTGGTACATCAGTAATTAAATTAAATGCTTTGATTATTCGTGGAGTACATTCTCCAAAGATAACAACAGGAACTATAACATGGAAGGCATTAAATGACAATACTGATCCGTTATGGTTAGGTTGGCCTAAAGTAACAACTAACTTACCTTATATTTCATCACAAAGAAAATTAAATTTCTCTTCAGCAACAAATATCTTTACTAACGAAACCGCTCCTATTATACCAACTGGAACAGGAGTAGTAGTTGGAACTTTTAGAATTTCTACATCAACAACATGGAATCCAAATACTGATTTTGGCTTTGTATGGGAAATGACAACAGGTGGAGTTGTTGGTTACATAAATTTTGAAACGCAATCTTCTACTTCATTACTACCGGTTGGTTTTATGCATTACGGTCAAACAACATCTAATACATTAAAATGTTTAACGGTAACTGCTCCAAGTTCACAGATATTAAATAAATGATTAGATTTTGTAAATAAATAAAAATGACTCCTTACCTTTTGGTTTGGAGTCATTTAATGTTATAATATCTTATTAAGATTTTTATCTCTATTATAAGCAACTACAGCAGGATGTTCTTTCTTACGAAGTTCTACTTTCTTATCAATATCTAATACATCGGGATAAGACTCATATAAGTTTTCAAATACAACAATACCATTGGCATTAAATAACTCTTCGATTTCTGGATCAACTTCACCTTCATTACCTGAACAATAGAAGTCTATATAATCTTCACCGATATTTCTTATATCAGCAACAAATCCACCGGCTCCTCGCCAAGATTTACTGATAACTTCATCATTAATATAATCATACCAAACTAAGTTACATAGATTAGCATAAACTTTATTAGCAAAAGTTATATCAGACATTTTGTCTGAATTAATAAGTATGTCTTTTAATCTCAATGTTTAATTCTTTATTATATAACAACCTAATGATATAGTACCTACAATTGATATCCATTTGTATATCTTTTGTTTTTTAATGTCTTTATTATTTTTAATAATAGTTTCATTCAATAAAGATATTTCTGAATTTTTTGATTTTAAAGTATTGGCTTGAGAAATTATAGTAGATTGTAATTTAGTCTCTATCTTTTTATACATACTTATTGTTTGTCTACAAGCAACAGAATCATTATAATTCTGTGAAAGTAAATCTAAACTTAAAATCAAAACACTTAATAATAATATTTTTTTCATAACACAGTATATATTAGAAAGTTAAGTATTCATAATATAATTTTCAAAAAATTATATATACTATATGTTTAAATATATCTCTGAAATACTATCACAATTTTCAAAGACTCAAAGAGTAATGGCTCTTTTGATGGTGCTTACTACAATCACTATTATTACGATTGGTCCAAGTTTAATAGATTCTATTACTACAGATAGAAAAGAATTAGAAGATAAGATAACTAATCAATCAAATAGAATAAAGATATTAGAGAATCAAGTAGATACTTTAGATTCTAAAATAAGAGCAGGTCAAAGATCTTGTACTCAAGAAATATGGGCTAGAGAAAATGAGTTCATTCAAATGTTAGATGAAATCAGATTGGAAGCATTCAAGTATAAAGTTAGTACTAAGACTAATGAAAATATAGTAGTCAATAGAAAATCAAATGGTGATGATGAAAATGTTATGATGATGGAACAACCTAGACAGGAATCTAAACCTGAGGTTAAAGTAGATATCTCACCTCTTCTTAGTAAGATAGATAAGATGAAAAAGAAGATTAAGCATTAATTAATTCTTCAATTACTTTAGCATAATTTTCTAACTCTAATACTCTTACCTTATTGCTTAATGATTCGGCAGTATCATCAGAATAAACATGGCATTTATATTGTTTAATAATATCGCCTTCATCATAGTTTTCATTTATATAATGTATTGTTATTCCGCTTTCAACTTCTTTAGCATCAATTACGGCCTTATGTACATTCATACCATACATACCTTTACCACCAAACTTTGGTAACAACGATGGGTGTATATTGATTATTCTATTAGGATATTGTTTAATTAAATGATTAGGTATCTTCCATAAGAATCCCGCCAGTATAATTAGATCATATGATTCATTAAGATTAAAATCTTTATCAATAATATAAGTTGGAATATTAGTCAGTTTAGCTTTTGTTAAAACACCCGCATTAGATTTATTACACACTAAAGTAATATTTACATCAGTCAATTTAAAGTGATTAATAATAGATTCTGCGTTTGTTCCTTCACCAGAAGCAAAGATGGCTATTTTCATATAAAGAATAAACTTAATAAACAAAGTAATACAAGTGAAAGACCTACACCCATTACAATAGATAATTGTTCAAGATTCTTTTTAGGTAGATCCTTTAGACCTTTAAATGGATTATAAAAAAACATATCTTATATATTAAAGTATTTGATTTAATTTTTGAGCTCTAATACTTTTAGTATCATATCCTTTTATTCTTCCTATGATAGTCACATAGTTATAAAGATGTGTATCACAGCCACAACCACAGCCATCACCGGCACTTCTTGACTTAATATAATTACCATCTATATAAGTCACATGTTCAGACCAATCATAGCCATCATTATAGAAGTCATGATTCTTATTACAGAATTTAACATAATGTTCGGCTTTCTTTATGGTATTAAATATAATCATAATCATAAAATAAAAAAGGTATTGATTCGCTCTACACAGAAACCCGAAGGTCGTGAAGGCTCTCGCACTCACACTCGCTCAATACCAAGGCGAAACAAACAGAGAGGTGAGATACATGTTTGTTGTTTCCTTATTCTCACATAAGGGATTAAGATAACTCCCAATCAGAATACAAAGATAAGGAAAAAATAAAACCCCACCTAAAAAGATGAGGTCTTATTTATAATCTTAATAATATTATCTTACCACTTTCTTTTCACTATGACCATCACTATAAAGATAGATAATGACTTCATCTTTTCTAATGTAATAAACAGGTCTACCCAACATATCATACATACCAATTAACTTTGGTTCTTCTTTAGTAATAGTTTTGATACCTGTAGTTACACAAGTTTCAATTGTAATACGAGTAAAGAAGAATGTGTCTTGGTCTAAGCATTTATTATACCACTGAGTAGCAACTAAGTAATGACCATCGTGTGGGAATTTTAATACGATTCTACGAGCATCATTACCAGGACCTTTTTGCCAAAGCAAATCTGAATCATTAAAATCATAGTACATATACAATTGGTCGTTTGACATAGAATCCCAATCGTGTTGGTTTAGAGAATCTAATAATGGTCCATTCCAAATATAAGAGTACCATTGCCAGCAAGTATCACCTTTAGTCCAAGGGCCTAATGACATTTCACCAACCATACTATCAGCACAATTAGTACCAGTAGTACTTCTTAAACCATAAGTAAAGTTACACTTAGGAAAATAAATTAGGTTAACTTCACGAACCATTGAAGTGTCACATTTCTGACATCGGTCCCAAACTTTCAAATACATTTTGTATTTGCCTTTCTTGTTGAATTGAACTTCACACAAACCTCTGTTAGAATAAAGGGTATCTACTTTTTTAGTTTGTACATCATACATTAAAAACATGTAATCTACACAAGTATCGTCTAATACTTTACCACTTACATACCACTTGTAATAATTACGTTGATTCCATTGTTGGAGTTTCAATGTGCTCCAATCACATTTTGCGTTCGCTGTTGCTAAGGAGACCAAAAGCATTAACAGCATGATAAGTTTTTTAATCATACACCTACGAATATAGTATCGAGGATTGATATAAACAAATTTAATTTTTATTTTTTAATATATAATTTATGAAACACTTAAAGATATTTGAAGAATTCTCACCTATAGTTGATAACATCTTTTATAAGTTTGCTTATCCTGGTCAACCTATTTGTAAAAAAGGTTTGATTTATGATCCAAATAAAAATACTTGTATACCTAAATTAGATTTTATTAATGATAGAATTGAAGATGGTTCGTTTGTTACTAATAAACCAATAGATAAATATCTTATGAGTGAGGTAGTTAATATCTTATTCAGATGTAGTAGAGTATTTATTGATGCTTATTCAAAGTCGTTTCATTCAAGATATAAGTCAGATATACCAAAAATAGCTGAAATGATTGACCTTGTAGCAAGAGAAGTTAAATATGGTCAATTAGATAGAGCAAGACCGGCGATTGAATCGTTTATTAGATTTGTTATTCCAATAGAAGGAAAAATATCAAGAATATCTGCGGTTAACAAAAAGATGTGGATTGAATCTTCTGAAGGTAGAAAATGGGCTACTGACTTAGGTAAGTTTGAAGTTTATTGTCAGTTATTATCTGAATTAGAATCTACTGAATCAATTCAAGTTAAATTAGATACCTTATCAAGTAAAATCTTCTTTTATGGTGGTGAAACTAGAATAAAAGAATACTCTGAGAAAGATATTGATTCTATTGTTAATATTCTTAATACTTATCAAACTATTAGAGTTGAGATATTAGGATGGCACAATACTGCTAAGTTAGATCCAGGTAGTGAGAATATAGATTTAAGAAGAGCCAATGCGGTTAAAGTCATGTTAGCATCAAAAGGTATTGATGAATCGAGAATGACTGCTGAAGGTAAAGGTGAATCTAAAATAGTACCTACTGATGTTTATGGTAAAAATGAACACGGAGATTTGTTCAATAAGAATATGCGTGTTGATATTAAAATAGTTAAATAAAATGAAACACTTAAAATTATTTGAAGCTTATATTAAAGATGTGGTTAAATCATTTGATATAGATGGATATAAAATCAATGTAAGCGGTTGTACAGATGTGCCTGGTCATAAAGCCATATACACTGTTGAAGAATATTTAACTAATGGTACTGGATCTTATCCTGTTTGTTTCAGTGATGTTGAACTTGCGAAAGATTACATCAAGGGAATGATTGAAAGAAATGAAGTTAATGATGAAGTTAAAGGTTTCTTAATTAGGAAAATGATGTTAGATTTAGTAGATGTAAAATCGGAAGAAGACGGTGAGAAACCACCAAAATGGGTTAAGAATCCAAAATCTTGGGCTATGGATAAAATAGTTTCACTATTAACACCAGAAAATATTAATCAAATAGCAAATTGCTACATAAGTAGTGGTATCTTTGACTTCAAAGAATTAGATAACTTAAAGTCAAATATGAAGGCTATATATCAATCTTCTAAAAATAAGAAAGAATCAGATGTTACAGACCATATAAGACGTTTTGGTATAAAAAGTATTAAGGGTGTTCATTATTTGAAAGGCGATAAAAATAAAATTGCTGAAAAATTTGAAAATCTATTAAGATACTTTCAAAAATAAAATAAAAAAATCCAATCAATTAGATTGGATTTTTTTATAATCATTCAGTTCATCATCCCAATGTCTAATGTCATAAAGATTAAAATCAAAGTTCACATTGAATATCGAAAGATTAAATGAAGCACCGTGATGATGACATCTACGAGTAATGTCAAGATTTATCTTTAATATGTATAAGTCTAAATAAAACTGAAAGTATTTCTTCTCACTGAAAAGGTTAATAGAAAAATCTAAACCCCCAAAGTACATAGCACATAAGTAGAATTGTATCTCTAATGTTTTAAACTCACTCAGTGAGTATATTCTAAGAAAAAAGTTTTTTATCATTTTCTTTTAATAAGAAAAAATGTTACTACTGCGCCAATAGCAAAACTTACTATAAAGGCATTAATTAAAAATCCTTCACCCCATACATCAATGTTGGTTTGGATTATTTCTTTGGCTAAGTTCATCATAAGGCTAATATAAACATTTTATTTTATATATCCAAATTATTAATATATACAATATGATTTATACATTTAACCAATACAATAGTTTTAATAAAGTAACACTAGACTTTATTGATAATAAGATTAGTGAGTCTGATTTCATTACCTATCTTGATAATGAGATTCTAAATGAAGGCATCATTGATTCTATAAAAGATTTCTTTTCAGGGTTCAAACAAAAGGTAATAGATATCCTTTGGTCATTTCTTACTAAGGCATATGAGATAGGTTTTGCTATCTGGGATAAATTAAATATATTCTTTAAATGGTTATTTGGAAAGATTAATTCTTTTGCTGATAAACATCCTAAATTATGGAAGATAATGATTATTACAATTATTATTTTAATCATCTTAATTGTTACAGCTTCTTCGGCTAAAGCCCAATCAACTGGTCAACCTATACCATTAGGTAAAATAAATATGGCTATTGGTTGGTTAGATAATGTAAAAGCACAAGGTACTGAAGATCCTATGTTAGTAGGTAAAGCAATGGCTCACTTAGTTGATTTAAGAGATGGTCAGATGGATATAAAGGGATTAGGAGATGGTGCTATTAAGATGGCAGATGCTGCTTTACATGTAGCTAATAAAATAATGAGTGAAGCTAAAACATCTAATGATAGTAGTTTCTTTAAGTTTTGTATTGATTTAATGGAAAAAGGTAGTAATTATATA